CCCATTTATAGAAATTCATAAGCAACCTACATTCTTACCTAGTGGTAAGCAATCAGGTGCTTATGCAATTACTTTGGGTGATAATGAAAAAGAGGTCGGTATTGTAAAGGACAATTATCTACTAATTGAAAATCAAAAGATATCTGAGATAGGTCAGAACATTATGGCTGACTCAGGTATAAATTTTCAACCTGATAAGATGTTCTTTAATGGTAAGCAATTTAGAGAAATCTATGTTGCTAAAGATGCTGGATTACAGGTTGAAGTTCCTAAAGTAGGTGATTTACTCGGTCTAGTTTGTGAGATACAAAATAGTTATGACAGCAGCATTAAAGCTGGTATCAATATCTATTTTCAAAGACTGGTATGTGAAAATGGTATGTTATCCAAAGCTTTTGGTTTTGGGCATACATTTTGGCATACACAAAATAATGTAGACTGGGCTAATGAGATTACAAGAGCAACTCAAGTTCTTAGAAATCAATCAGGTTCTAGGTTACAATCCTTTGCTGAAGCTTGTGGTAGATTACAGAAGCCTATCGAATTACAGGATATAGCTAGTATTAGACAAGATTACTTGCCTAAGCTACCTACCCAGCAATTCGGACAGATGATAGATAAGTACCTAGCTGATAAGGATTACTCCGCTTGGGGTCTTCTAAATGCTGGTACGAATGTATTATGGCATTCCAACAAGTTAACTACTGCCAATTTCAACAATAATACTATGGTAGTGGATGCAATGCTAGAATATGGTAAGACTCTGACACCTGACGAATTCGACCCTAATCAGATGCATATGTTCAACTAATCTTAGGACACCGCAAAGCAACCTGAGCAAGTTGTAAAACTGCTCAATCTTTTAAACCAAATCAAAGGATCATAAAATGATACAGGATAAAAGAAGCTGCACAGAATGCTTAGCTGTTAAACCTATTACTGAATTTCCTAAATCAGGTGGTGGGGGTGGTAGAAATGGATTAGATATTAATGGTAATCCATACCGCAGACACCAATGTAAACCTTGCCACTGGGAGCGAAAAAAGAATTTACCTAGTGGTAGGTATGGAAAAGGTCAGAAATTAAAGGAATATAAGTCTAAATGTAGCTGTGCCGTATGTGGTTACTCAAAGAAAACAAGAGGAAAACATTTTTCTACTGCTGTTTTAAACTTTCATCACCACGATGCTAATAAATTAGAAAATGTTGGTAATATGATAAAAAGATATGGATGGAATACAATAATGAAAGAAATAAAAAAGTGTATTGTAATATGCTTTAATTGTCATATGGAACTACATAACAAAGTAGTCCACGAAGTACACTCTTAATTTAACTGAGAACACGCCAAAAAGACCTGAGCAAGTCTATAAACTGCTCATTTTTTATTTTCTGTACTTAGATCTATTTCTGTAATTTATTTAAATTATATAATTATATAAACTTTACGGAGGAAATAATTTTTTTTGTAATACAACTCAACGAAGGAAATAATTTTTTTTATCTAATAAACAACAAGACGGAGGTAATATTTATTTTTTAAAATATACAACTTGACGGAGGAAGTAATTATTTTTCATAAATCAATAGATATTACAGAATGTGCCGTATATTACACAATATTAGGCAGATTGTACGATTTATAAGGGCTTACATAATTGTTATTATTTCACCCTTTATAAGCATATTATATAATACATTTAAATTATAGACACTCTAGACCAACACTCAAAGCACAACAACCCCCCAAATATATTATATATTTCTTTATATATTTTGGAACTTATTACAAACCATATCGTATAGTATACATAACAAAAACAAAAGGAGTTTTTAAAATGAAATTAACTTACTGGAAAATACAATGTCATAATGATAGTAATATTTATTCAATCAGGGCGAAGACTAAAAAAGAGGCTATCAAATTATACAATGAAGATTGGGATAAGGATGGATATAAAGCATGGGGAGAAAAATTTGCATATGTAGAAAAGATTGTAATTAATTATGATGATGCTTTTGATTTAGTTGATAAAATATTATCAGAAGATAGTGCTGATAGTTGGGATGAAAAGAGCTATAAAATCAAGTAAATAAACAAGGGGGGCGAAAGCCCCCCACAAAAACAAAAGGGATTCTTAATATGAAGAAATACTATCAAGGAATGAAACTAACTAGAAAAAATATAGGCAAAGTAATTAACAGTCATAATATGATATTAAGAGATATTGAGCCACAAGATAGAATAAAAAGAGGCTATACAGATATTAATTTTGATTGCTACACTTACGGAAATGGCTTTGCTTATTATTGGAGCAAATAAAATAAATTGGAACTTTTATTTATTATAATAGTATATAAGATAAAACAAGGAGCAAATAAAATGAGAACATTCGAGAAATACAAACAGAATCTAAGAGCTACAGACAATCATGTATATAGCTATAATACAAAGGTGGCAAAGATTGACCACGCTAAAAGAACAATTACGCCCCTTGGTTGGTGGAGTGTAACAACATCAAAGCACATAAATTATGTTGGTTCTGAGTACGGCTACGAAGTACAGAAAATAAATTAATTAGGAGAAAATAAAATGATTTTACCATATAAAGAATGGAGTATA